GAAGTAGGGTCATATAATGCTGTTCCTTTCAGGATGCGGTAGTCACTTAAATACCCACCAAAGGGATAATGGGTACTGTTGTGCATGTGACCGCCAAGGTACATGTCATCTGAATCCCCTCCACCAGAAGCTCCATCAAAAGAGCCGCTTACGCTTGATTCAGTTGCGACTCTTACTCCGTTTATGAAAACTGACAAATCAGACCCTGATCTTGTTACTGCAAAATGATTCCACTGATTCTCAACAGTACCTGCTGCCACAGTTGCGCTCATTTCCCAAGACCCAGCGTCTTCATCTAATTTTAAATACCAAAGGGTATTAGCCCCGTTCCTATAAAACTGAATCATGTTACCCATTGCATATATAAACGGGTAATAGCTTGAAGCACCACTACTCCAGTAATACCAACCCTCAATGGTAAAAGCCCCAGTGCCGTAGGTAAAATCACTACCTGTGGCATCAACAAGAAGCTCTGTTGCTGTGCCGTGACCAAGAAAAAAAGCACTCGCCCCATTGACCGCTGGGTCATATACCTTGCTAGTCAGAAACGGGGTAAAGGCTTTAACTTCTGGAACTCCTTGTGTTGTTAGTGCATGGGCTGACGAAGAGTTATCTTTAAATCGGTTAGATTGACAGGTCAATAACACTGTTCCTGAAACCGCAGTAAGTGCTGATGTTGGGACAGTACAACTGCTAGAGGTAGGATCATAAACTGCGGTGCCTTTGACGATGCGAACATTAGACATATAACCACCAAGGCCATATGAAGCACCAGAATCAAAACCTCCGACGAACATGTTCCCAGTTGGAGCTGAAAAAGTTCCGCTTACACTTGAGCTTGTGGCGTTTCTTGTCCCGTTAATAAAAACTGAAGCATTAGACCCTTCTTTTGTTACTGCCCAATGGTGCCACTGATTAAGGGGTAATGAACCACTACTTCCCCCCGGCGTACCTTCTAAAGAAAAAGCTGATGCCCCGCCTTCAGAATAGGTCATGTTAAAAAGTATTCGAGCGTTTAGGTATACATAGAATTGCAGCATATTACCTGCGGCAAGGGGATAAGCCCAGTTTGCAGTAGTACCTTCGTTGTAAAACCACCCCTCAATGGTAAAAGCCCCAGTTCCAAAATTAAAATCAGATCCAGAGGAGGCATCTAAGTAAAATACATCATTAGTTCCGTCAAACCAATTTGACCACTCACCATCTACTCTGGAGAAAGGACTAAAGGTTCCTTGCTGGGGAGTTCCGGTAAGAGACACTGTATGGTTGCTGGCTGATGAATCGTCATAAGCAATATTAGTGCCATTGTTAGAGCCGTCAAAGTGGCTTAGAAAACTGACGTTATCAAACTCATCATCGCTTGGTAGATCAACACCACCACTACCCATCAATATTTTAGTTGCACCACTCATTAACTCATATCCTGTCCAGCGGTGAAGCCGTAGTAAATTGTTCCGCCGTCAATGGTGAAGAAAACAAATACATCCACATCGGCAGCACCCGTAGAAAGCGTGGGCGCAGTCGCTGAAGCCCAATCTACACTAGAGGGCCATGTAATGGTTCGGCTCCCGGTTCCATCTTGAGTAACTTTTAATATAAAAGAAGACACATATCCCGATGCTGCTGGGCTAGTCCAGTTAAATGTGCCTATGTTATGAGCCAGCGTTATTGAGAAAACGGAGCCATCGCTTACATCTAACGCAACCGTTGTGCCTGATGTAAGTGCGGTAGGTGATTGTTCTGTAATGGCAGCTTCAAACTTAACAACTTGGTTCTCATCAATATGAATCGCCGGGGTAGTCCCTACAGTAGACCCCAGACCAATTACTAAGTCATCAGCCGAGTCATCGAGTCCTACATAAAAGTCTTGGGCGTTACCGTCAAAAACTATTTTAGTGTCAACGGCTGCGCCATCCCCTATGGTGACCGAGTCATCTGTAAGGGTGAGGATACTGTTAGTGCCAACCGTAGAGCCGTCACCGATAACCAGCGTATCTGCGGAATCGTCTAAACCAATGTAAAAATCCTTGGCGTTACCATCGTAGACAATTTTGGTATCAACCGCTGCGCCGTCACCCACAGTGACAGAGTCATCGGTAAGAGTAAGAATGCTGTTGGTGCCTACAGTAGAACCATCACCAATCACTAAGGTGTCGGCGGAATCGTCCAGACCAATATAAAAGTCTTTAGCGTTGCCGTCATAAACGATAGCCGTATCAGCCGCCGCGCCATCCCCCACAGTAACAGTATCGTCAGTGATCGTAAGGATGTTATTTGTGCCAACAGTAGAGCCTTCTCCAATAACTAATTTGTCGGCTGAGTCATCCAGACCGATATAAAAGTCCTTGGCATTACCGTCATAGATCAGGGCGGTATCAACAGCAGCACCATCCCCTAATGTAACCGTGTCATCCGTTATCGTAAGGATGCTGTTAGTCCCAACGGTAGAGCCTTCTCCGATAACCAGCTTGTCTGCTGAGTCATCCAAACCCACATAAAAATCTTTAGCGTTGCCATCAAAGACTAACTTGGTATCTTCCGCCGCTGCGTCCCCGATAGTAAGAGTAGTTCCTCCAACGGTTAGAGAGTCAGTAACGGTTAAGTCCGTCAAGGCATCAACAATAGCTGCCCCGGAACCAGCCCCATCGGAATACACCACAGCGGTGCGACCACTGGCTATTGTGACATTGGCACCACTACCCTGACTAATAACGATTGATTGAGAGCCAGAGGTTGCATTCTCTATAATCCAAACCTTCTTTACAGTATTTGGGCCTAGCGTGATCGTGCAGGTAGAGTCCAATGTGCCGGTGTACTTGAGCATTAACGCTCTGCCTTCATCGGCTGAACCATCGGCAATGGTAGTGGCATGGGTATCGGCGTTAGTTGTGATCGCCTCTGTTCCATAGCCCAATGCCTGACCTATCAGTTCTAGGTTGGTATTGGTGCTTGTGCCCCACGTTCCCGATTCGTCCCCAGTACTTATTTCTTTTAGCCGTAGGTTATTGACGTATGTAGCCATGTTGTTCCTCTTAACTTGTTAACAGCAAAGCTATGCTGCTATCTCTGTCCAATTTGGTGTTTGCGATGTACTAACCTCTGACCAGCTTGGTGTTTGTGATGTCGGGACAACGCTCCAGACGTTTACCCCGCCGCCGGACGCAGTGACCACTGTGCCTGTAACTCCTATTGATACGCCGCCGCCTGCGGTTTCTGTAGTATTACCTGCGGTTGCAGTAACAGAGTTTCCAGTAACGGTAACAGTAACCCCTGAGCCTTCGCCAACAGTAACGCTACCAACTGCTGACGTTCCTGCGACTCCCGAAGCAGTGACAGTGACCCCAGCGCCTTCAACAACAGTAACACTACCAATAGCACTAGTGAGTTCTGTAAAGGCTACATCTTGCCCCCAGCCACCACTTCCCCAGCCTTGGGTAATACTACCCCAGCCCTCAAAGGTAACATTAACGTCAGCCATGCTTAGGCAATCCTAATAATCGCACTACTTGAATCAGCGGTTGGGAACGTAATGGTAAAATCCCCGCTCGATGAAGATTTATCAGAACCAAAGTTTAATACTAAAACTGCCCTGTTTGCCGATCCTCCCGTAGTGGAAGAATTATAAATCACCGCTCCTCTTGCGGTAACGCTGGAGCTTGACCAAGTTACATCAACAAAGTCTGTAAGAGCGGTGGTGCTGGAGGTCGTCGGTGTAACATTGGTTAACGCCGCTCCTCCCGCGCTATACCCAGTGCCGCTGGCCTCATTAGAAGAGCTATAAGCTGTAGTCGAAGCACCAAGAGAAGCACTGCTGGTATACAAAGCAATCTTAAATGCGTTGCCAGATCCCGTAGTGGTGCTTGTGCCGCCGCCACTACCGTTAGTAAAGTTGTGTATGCCTTGCAATAGTTCCTGCTTGAAACTAGTGCAGACCGCTTGTGTGATTGCCATTACATTTTCCTCAGAATTTCTGCCATATCAAAATAATCAGACTGCTCAAGCTCTGCAATCGTTGTTGTCTTGCTGCTTTTGACCGCCTGTTCCATGTAATACTTTACTACATGAAATACATCTTCTTTAAAGGCATTTGCCTGCTCCGCAATAGCTGGATGGCTCTGGGAGCCAACGCTAACAATAGTATTCGTAGCTCTTTCAGCCCAGTGGTCTGTCGAAAGACCGCCATTGCTTGTTGTTACCACGCCAACATTTCCAGCTTCAGATTTAGAAAACTCAATCATTACAGCCTCGCCTGCCTGACAGCGCCAGACCTATAACTATCTGTGGTGTCGTACCCTTCTCCCAGCCCTTTAAGCTTGGCAAGGGCATCCTCATATCTGGTCGCATAAAGTTGCAACAGGTCAGGCTCTCCCTTTAAGAAGGTGTAAGCCTCAAGCAAGCAACCATACAATAGTGTGCTTTCCGCATTATCTCCCAGCCAGCTTGTGCCAGCCGATGCAGTTGTAATTGATTCTGGCTTGTAAAAATAATGAAGCTCTGCCGTTAAACTAGCATTGGGGGTTGGGCCAAGAATAAAGCTGTCTGCGTTAAACAGTCCGTAATACTTTGGTGTCCCGGTCGTTGAGCTAGACGGATAAGCCTCTCGGATAAACCCAACATCTTTAAAGAGCAAAAACTCATACCCGCTATTATCGACAGCTAAGGAATAAGGGGCCAAAAAATCTGATGGCGCTGTCAAATATTCGGTTCCGCTCGTTATGGAGCCGGTGCTGTTTTTCTTAAAGTCTGGAAGCTGTACAGACTTGAGTATCCTGTCTTCTGCCTGCGTAATGATTACCGGCAAATTGCTGACAAAGGTTGTCTCAGTGGTCTCTAAGTAATCTTGCAGCGCATTTTTAAGTGTTGTGAATGTCCAAGCCATAATTCATTTGCCTTTTAAAAAGGCTACAGATTGTTTGATAAGAGCGCCTTTAGTCTCCCTACGATCCAGCTCTAACCCATGTTTACGCATTTCTTTTTCCAGATCTGCTTTAGTAAGAAGCTCAAGCTCAGCCTTAGAGGGTATTTTTAGCTTAGGTGCTTTCTTTTTAGGGGCCGGTTTTTTAGTAAGCGAGTCCAAAAACTTCACCTTTTTCTTCTTAGGGGCCACGGCAGGCTGCATTTCAGCCAATCTTTTTTCTGCTTGGCTCTTAGTCATTGGGTCAAAAACAACAATGTCATATTCGCCGTACTCGCCGTACTCGCCGTCTTTGTATTTAGTGCCTATTTGGTAAGCAGGATCTCCCGAAGAAAAATTCCCGTTTTGAAAAACTTCTAACTTTGCCATGACAAATGTTCTCCTTAACTCGTCGTTACAGTTACCTTGCCAGCCTCTGCTTCTATGTCCAGACCGACCGTTACACTGCCGAAAGCTGCATCACCACCACCAACGGGGTTCCAAGCAAAAA